GGCTTCCTTCCACGCCCGAGCTGAAGCGATCAAGAAGCCAGCGACACCGGCCCGATCGAGGCCGAAGACGAGCTTCTCGCCGCCGACGACCGACATCTTCAGCCGGTATCACCGAGGGCGGCTAGCGAGCAACCGCGCTGAGAGGGCCATCGCGTTCATCGAGAACGAGTGCATCGTCCCGAAGGGCCGCGGCCAGGGGAAGCTCTACAAGCTGCGACCCTACCACAAGGCCGCGATCCGAGAGGCGCTCGCTCCCGGCGTCATGACCAGCGTCCTCTCGATGCCGCGCGGCTGGGGCAAGACCGGCGTGGCCTCGCCGCTGCTCGTCTGGGCACTCTTCGACCGCGAGGCCGCCCAGGTCATCACGGCCTCGACGGGGATGCGCACCAGCCGCCTGGCCTACGACCGCGCGGTGCGGATCATCGAGCTGAACAGCCGCCTCGCCGACCAGGTGCTGATCTACACCAGCAACGCCGAGCCGACGGTCGTCCTGCCGCACCGCGGCGCGCAGCTCTGGCCGCTGCCGGCGTCGGAGCGAATGATCGTCGGCATGGACCCGAGCTTCGTCTTCATCGACGAGGTCGGCTATGTCGAGGCCGACACCCTCTTCACGATGATGAGCAGCCTGGGCAAGGTCGACGACTCCTGCATGGTCTGCGTCGGCACGCCCGGTCACGGCATCGTCGAGAAGGGCCAGCCGAATGTGATGTGGACGCTGCGCCAGATGTGGCAGGAGGGCACCGCGCCTCCCGGCTTCCGCTACCTGGAGTACGCGGCCGACGCCAACGCCGACATCCACGACCGCAAGCAATGGAAGAAGGCGAACCCCGGCGTCGGCGACCTCATCGACTGGTCTGCCGTCGAGCTGGACGCCGCGCTCCAGCCGCCGTCCCGCTTCCGGCAGATGCGGCTCGGCCTCTGGGTCCAGCATGAGCGCGCCTGGATGACGCCCGAGCTGTGGGACGGCCTCCCGGTCGTGCCGGGGCCGCCGCCCGACGGGGCCACGATCACCCTGGGCTTCGACGGCAGCGTCAGCGGCGACGGCACCGCCCTGGTCGGCTACGAGCTGGCGACGAACCGCATCTTCGTCCTGGGCTGGTGGCAGCGGCCGGTGAACGAGCTGATGTGGACCGTGCCGCGCGACATCGTCGAGGGCACCGTCGAGGGCGCGTTCCGCCGCTGGAATGTCGCCTACATGTACGCGGACCCGCCGTTCTGGCGCGAGGAGCTGGCGCGGTGGACGGCGCGGTGGGGCGACCGGATCGTCGAGTTCCCCACCTTCGCTCGGACCCGCATGGCGGCCGCCACCGACCGGCTCTACGCGGCCATCCAGGAGAAGGAGGTCAGCACCGATGGCAACGCGGACCTTCGGGCGCACGCCCTATCTGCCATCGCGGAGATCACTCCGATGGGCGAAGTGGTCCGCAAGGACGCCCGTAAGCCGGCGCTCATCGACCTCCTGGTTGCGTCGATCCTGGCTCACGAAGCAGGAGCGGCCGCAGACCAGCGACCCATCCCGATGATCTTCTGATGCCGACGCGGCCCTGCGTCGTCTGCGGCGCACATGTCTTCATCGCCAGCCGAGCAGCTCGGCCGCGCTGCCGGCTCCACATCTACCCCGAGAAGCTCGTCCGGCGCGCCCAGCAGCCGGCGGCCGCCGCGATCCGCCGGTCGGGGCGGTGCGCCGGCTGCGGCGCGGTAGGGGTGAAGCTCCAGGCCGACCACCCGGTCCCGCTGGCCGCCGGCGGCGACCCGCACCACCTGGTGCCGCTCTGCCTCCCCTGCCACCAGGCGAAGACGGCGGCCGAGCGCCGTGCATAATCCAGCTGTCTTCCAGGAGCTCGAGGGGCCCGAGCGCATATTCGTGCGTGCGTCGGCCGTTGCATACGATGCATAGAACCCGGTACGCTTCACGGCACCGGGCCAAGAGGTGAACATGGGCTTCCTCCATGACCTGATCTACGGCCCGACTCCCCCGACCCCGCCCGTCGAGCAGGAGCGTGTCGCGGTGCCCGACGGCCTGTTCCCGGCCCTGGAGTCGCTCGGCGGCGGTCTGAGCGGCAGCTACATCGACGCCGTCCTCGCCGGCCTCACCGGCGACACGAAGGCGCTCCAGGCGATCCCCGCCGTCAACCGCGCCGTGAGCTTCATCCGCGCGGCGTGCGCCTCGATGCCGCCGGTCGCCTACCGCAACGGCCTCCCGATGGAGGAGCAGCCGCGGCTCCTCATGCAGCCGTCGAGCTTCACCACCCGCTACGACTTCGTCGGCGACACGGTCGACTCGATGGTCGAGGAGGGCGAGGCCTTCTGGTGGGTGCCCGAGACTGCCCGCGACTACGACGGCTACCCGACCGAGCTGGTCGTCGTGCCGCCCAACGAGGTGCAGCTCACCTGGGACGACACCCGCCTCTTCCCCCAGGCCACCTGGCGCGGGAAGAAGATGCGGCTCAACGCCGGCCGCCAGACCGACTTCGTGCACATCCCCATGAACAGGCGGGTCGGCGAGCTTCACGGCCGCACCTGGCTCAAGGACTGCGCCGCGAGCTTCGCCACCATGCTGACCGCGGAGAAGTACGCGGCCGACTTCTATGTGAGCGCCTCGATCCCGTCGGGCGTCATCAAGGTGCCGATCACCATCAGCGCCACCGACGCCGAGAAGCTCAAGCAGCAGTTCATCGACGGCCAGCGGACGCGGACGCCGGCGGTCCTCTCCGGTGGCATCGACTACACGACGACGCAGACGAACCCCTACGAGGCGCAGCTCATCGACACCCGCCGCTTCGGCGTCACCGAGGTGGCCCGCGCGTCCGGCCTCCCGGCCTCGATCCTCCTGGTCGAGATGCAGGGTGCCTTCGATGTCTACGCGAACCTGGAGGCCGTCTACGAGGAGGCGTGTCGCTCGACGCTCTTCCCGGTCTACCTCAACCCGATCGAGGCGGCCTTCAGCCGCCTCCTGCCGCGCACGATGACCGTCCGCTTCTCCACCAAGGAGCTGCTGCGCCTCGCCGAGAAGGCCCGGTACGAGGTCTACAAGACGGGCATCGACGCCGGCATCTTCGACGCCGACGAGGCCCGCGCCAGCGAGGGGATGCCGCCGCGGCAGAGCGGCATGGTCCCGCCCGAGCTTCAGCCGACTCCCTCGACCCCGGCCCCGCCCCGCCTGGAGGCACCGAATGCCTGACGACACCCTGACCACCGAGGCGCTCGACGACGCCGTCGAGCTTCGTTCCGAGGACGAGCGGATCATCACCCTGCGCCTCGTCCCCTTCGGCGTCGTGGCGAACACCCGCGACGGCCGCGAGGTCTTCATGCCGGGAGCCTTCGACGGGGTGGACCCGTCGACCGTCACCATCGAGTCCCAGCGCCACGGCGGTCCGCTCGTCGGCGTCGGGGAGTCGATCGAGCAGCGGGATGACGCCGCCTACCTCGACGCCCGCATCGCGCGGACGCGGGACGGCGACGACCTCCTGGAGCTGGCCCGCAGCAAGGTTCTGCGGAAGGCCAGCATCGTCTTCGTGCCGACGCCGTCCGGCTCGCGCCGGCGCGACGACGGCGTCATCGAGCGCCACCGCGTCGAGCTTCGTCGCGTGGCCGTGCTGGAGCGCGGTGCCTATGCCGGCGCTCAGGTGGTGGCCGTTCGTTCGGCCGCAGAGGAGGAACCCGTCGTGACCGACACCCTGGACTCCGCGATCACCCTGGAGCAGATGCGCTCCGCGGTCCGCGAGATCGTCATGGAGGCAATCCCGGCCCCCGTGATCACCCCGCCGGCTCCCATGGACGAGCCGTCCCCGCTGGCCCGCGCCGACTCCCTGGCGGCGTTCGCCGAGCTGGTGATCGGCGGCGACACCGGCCTCAACCGCGAGCTGGCCCGCGCCTGGGCCGACGGCGTCACGGCTGATGTGCCGCCGATCGTCCGGCCGGCGTGGCTCTCGACGATCTACTCGATCATGAACCCCGGCCGCCCGGTCGTGACGGCCTTCGGCCGCGAGGGTCTGCCCGACAGCGGGATGGAGGTGGACTGGCCCACCTTCGATGGTGACCTGGACGCCCGCGTGGCCGTCCAGTCTGCCGAGAAGGCCGTCATCATCAGCAAGAAGGTCGTGCTGGCGTCCGACAAGGCGACGGTCAAGACCTACGCCGGCGGCCTCGATGCCTCCTGGCAGGTTCTTCGGCGCACCAGCCCGAAGTACCGCGAGATCGTCTACCGGATCCTGGCGGCCGCCTGGGCCAGCGTCACCGACGCAGCCTTCGGGGCCGACCTGGTCAGCAAGGGCACCGGCACCTTCACCCTCGATGTGACGACCGCCGAGAAGCTCCACGCCAGCCTGGTCGAGGCGTCCGCGAAGGTGGACGACGCGACGGGTGCGCCGGCGAGCTTCGTCCTCGCGGCCGCGGACAAGTGGCTGGAGATCGCCAAGGTGGCGGCCCTCATGCCGCCCGCCTACGGCACCCAGAACATCTACGGCACCAGCCAGGCCTCCACGCTCCGCGTCGAGGT